ATTCTGCGGAGCTTGAGCTCATTGAGGCAATCCGAAATTTGAGGCGAGCCTATCCTAACGGATATGAAAACCTCCTTTGGCATGCCCAACAGCTGTTCGATGAATTGGTCGAAATGCCGCCAGTGGATGAATAATCATCTAAGCCCTGTCACAAGCGGCAGGGCTTTTAAAAGAACTTTTATTTTAAGATTACTTGCTATCAACCAATTATAATTATGAAGAAATTTATCTACTATGGCACAAGAAACTATGAAATCCAAATTGCAAGACATCCTGCTCTCCATCACTTGGCGTGACATCGCTCATCGTTATTTTGGGAAGTCAAGTTCATGGCTTTACCACAAGATGGACGGGATTGATGGGAATGGAGGTAAGGGCCAATTCTCTCCAGCCGAAACAAAGCAACTTCAAGATGCACTCTACGATTTGTCTGAACGCATAAAAGCAGCCGCAGATCGAATTTAGAAGAACTCCAGGAATGCACCCCGCGACTCATGCCGTGGGGTGTTTTTTATCTCCAAAAAGCCCCTGCCGGGCAAAGCAGAGGCTGCAACGCATTTTCTCAACAGCACTAATATTCTTGCGTTACACATAATTAATACCAATAAAGTACAATAAGGTTCGCCCTTATGTTACTTTTTGGGCGAAAACTTAACATGATGAGCCTTTTGTGTTAAATTCTCCTTGATTTTTCGACAAGAAAGTGACTACCTACTCATCACGAGCTGGTAGTCACACAAGTCAAACATTTAATTCCCAAGAGAGAACCAAATGTACCGCAAAGGTAGTCAAAAATTTTTATCTGATGCTATAAAGTCGCAGACTTTTCTTATCGCCTCACTCGCCATGTCGGGAGTGACCTTGATGTAGGAGTACAGCATCTTGTGCTTGCCTGCACCGAGAGAGTGCCCCAAGATGTAGTCTATAACACTCTCATTCTCTCCCAGTGCGAAAGCGTGTTGGGCGAACGATTTGCGTGCGCTGTAGAACGTGAGATTAGGCATCTTGTAGTCTTTTCGGTATTGCAGAACAGAGTAGGTCAAGCCGTGGCACATATCCTTGTAGTCACGCTTGAACATGTTGAGATGCCCATCTTTCGCCTTGTACTTCTCGATGATTACCTGCGCCTCGGCTGGGATGCTGAACTCAACATAAGGATTGACCTTCTGCGTGCGCTCAGTCTTTGTCCTTATATATTTTAATGTGTCCTTGCACTCGTTGAAGTTGACTTTAGCGAGGTCAACGAGGTTGATGCCTCCCAGATAGTACGAGAGCATGAAGATGTCCCGGAACTTGTTGTAGATTGTTCTGTCCGTCTCGTTGTCACGGATGAAGCGCACCTCATCGGGAGTGAGCCAGTTCTGCCTCACGTACACGGCATGCTTGACAAGTCCCGATGTCGGGAGGGTGCGAAAGTCGGTATATCCGTTGGCCTGGCAGAACTTGAGCACCTGAGCAAGCAATGCTATGGTGTTCTTCAGAGTGGCTTGTGCAAGTTCCGCACCTCTTTTCTTGATGAAACGCTGCACCATCAGCGGTGTGACGTGCGACACAAGGGTTTTGGACGGGATAACTGATGTAATGCCTCTGAACTGCGAGCGGTATATCTCTTTTGTGGTCTCCTTCGCCGTTGACACCTCCAGCATCTCCTCGAACGCAGAGGCGAGTGTCTGCGTCTTCTTTGCCTTCGCGTGCATGATAGAGGTCACGAGCTCGGCGCACGACAGCCCTTCAACGTAAGGAACCTCGTCTATGATGCGTTGCGCCTCCTGCATGCGCTGGAGTAGTTTAGTGTTGAGGTATGTGGCATCGTCTCGTTTGACGATCTTGCCGTTCTTCCACTCTTTCGCTGAGTCAATGACTACATCTGTTACGATGTATCTTGTCTGTGAGTTGTGCGCCACTGCGATGCGCACCTTGTGTCTGCCTCCCTTGAGTGCTTTCGCTGGGAGAATTGTTAATGATAGTGTTGCCATAATGTATGATTTTTTCGACAATAATTCGGAAACAAAAATGTGTTTTCGACAATAATCCGACAATAATTTGGGCCCAAATTTGGGGCTGAAAGTCATATTTACATACATTCTAAACCGCTTAAAGTTCGCTAATTAGGCGATTTTCAGGCGATTTTTGCCCAATCTACTCATTAAATTACACAATTTTGGTTTAAAATGCAATATTCCTTTCTTTAATATGCTGTATAGCACCTAATTACAAGTGTATTCTTTGTCGCTCTCATGCGCCTTGGACAATAATCCGACAATTTTTGCATCAATTCCAGCCTGTAACCTTGCCGTTCTTGAAGTACACGCAGTCATCGCCATACTCACCATACACCCATTGCTCGCCATAGCTTGCTTGGTTTTTGGTTCTTGGTTTTCCTTTGGCGATTACAACTAAATCTGCCGGCATCCCTATTTTGATTGTGCCCTCTAATGCGAGGTCACACATCTTTTTGCCGTATTTGCGTACATATTTGTCAAGTTCTGACTTAGGAATGAAGTCCGAAAAATAGAGTTCACTCGCAAGCATTGTCTCGCCCTCATCGTTTGTATAAGTGTATCCTATTTTTCCGTTTTCAGCGTCTGCGACCACTTCCTGGAATGTCCATATTGACCCTCTGCTCTTGTCTATACGCTTACCTGTGTTGATGTCTCTGCCGCAGGAATACGAAAGGAAAACAAACTTTTTGCCTTTATTCGCAGCCTCATATTTTGCCTTATATCCAAGAGTGATGAACGGCCATGATGATTGTGTTACAGAATATGTATAGAAATAGTTTGTACCGGTCTGCGTGTCTTCAAGTTTGAGTTTGAAGTGGTAAAGGAGTTTTTCGTATTCTTCTATGCTGACGATCTTAAATGAATGACCTGCTATTTCCTCGCAAGGAATGCTTCCAGTATAACTGGTTGCAGTCCTATATATGTCTTGATAACCATATTCTTTCAAATGGTCAGGTCGAGGCGGCAAGAACAGCTCTTGACCAACCATTCCTGTAATCTGAAACCGTGGCACATTGTTAGTGCTGTCATACTTCTCGACAGGTCTTTCTTGTTTTGGTGCAGATACTACCCTCACCTGCGCACATAGCGCAAGAGGCAGCAGCACCATGATGATTGCTAATGCCTTTTTCATAATGTTATTGATTTTGGAGTTGCTTGATTTTTTCTTGGAGGTTCTTGATGATCTCCTGTTGCATTGCCACAACATCAACGAGACCGTCTATTCTCTTGTTGTAAGCTGCGGCATTGTCACCGGCGAGCATTGGTCCCTCGCCACGCATCAGCCATTCCGCCGAAATCTCATCAAATTCAGTCAGAATTGCATTGATTAACTTGAATTGTATCTCTGTTGCGCCTCGCATAGTCCTGTTGAGGCTGCTCTGGGTAACACCCAATCTCTTTGCAAACTGGGTTTCAGTCATGTTGCTGTAGGCCAGCACCGCCTTAATTCTACTAATCATACCGCAAACGTTTTTGTGGGCAAATACACCCCAACCGTTAAAAAATATTAATTCCAAGCAAATTTAAGTCACAAATGCTTTGATTTAAATCAAAAATGACTAAATTTGCACTATCTATCAATTACAAAGCAAAGATATAACAAATTTTTGAGACCGCAAAACGTTTTAATTCAATTTTTTAATAAAAAACAAACCGACTATGAGCAAAATTAAGAAAACGCCTACTGAGGCAAAAAGAGATTTGGAGAACTGGTGGTTCATCAACTGGCAAGAATACGTTGACATCATTGCTGAAGACGAGGAAGGATTCCTCCGCATCAAACCCAAGAGAGAGACGATCTTCGGTGTTGAAGACCTGGGCAAGTGGTGCGAGTTCCACGAGTACGGCATGTGGGTTTCCGTCAGCTACGTTGACCACAAACCCGAGATAGTCATCAGCATATCATAAACGGAGAGCGCAGAGGCGCATAAGACCTCCGCCCAGAGGGGAGCGTCCTTCCCCTCGCACTGGCGAGTAAGCGCATACGGTACACGGTTCGACTCCGTCTTTGAAGCGTCAGAGGTTATGCAGGTTCGAGTCCTGCCTCGCCAACCAAGTTCCCGAAAGGGACACAGCAGAGTTCTTTGACATTGTTGATTGTCCGCTGAAACTACCACCGACATGGTACGGTGGCAAGTCAATAGCGATGAGCGAGCATGGCAGTAGTTCCAAGCCGTGACACGTCCCCCACCGAGAGGTAGAGGAACGGAGAGCTGAACCGTCAATAAGGTGAGAGCCCGAGACAGAATGAACCCATGTGAGCGCAATTCCCGAGATGCCGACTCGGGTGCCCAATGGGTGGCGGCAGACAGGACCACCCAGTGTATTAACGATATTTTTTTTCTACCATAATTTTTGGAAGCCGTGGGGCAAATGCCTGTAA